TACACCAACAGCGGGCAAAGTAATCGTGCGGAAGATTTACCACAAAACGGGCTTTATCAGTGAAGACGATGTAATAGGCGATTACACATTGATCCACACGTTTGCGGACGATACAGCTTACGCGGATACCGTGGCCACGTTTGACGGCTTCGAAGATGGCGCAACCTATGGCGTGCCGCCGTTTACCTTAGCGCAAACATGGGAGGAAGTAACCGCAGCACCCGCGTTCACGGGCTTGCTAAATGAGACGTATGGAAGCGGAGCGGAGGCAGCTTATTCCACGCGACGGCTGAACGGCAATGTAACGGATTGCATGGTTATCCGCAGGGCATCGGATAGCACGACCACAACAATCGGATTTGACGGTTCAGGCAACATCGACGAGGCAGCTATCACGACGTTCTGCACGGGCACGACTTGCACGGTAAGCGAGTGGCTTGACCAATCAGGAAACGGGAACACAGCGACCGCACCGAGCACGGGAGAAGAACCGACGATATACACGGGTGGCGCGTTGGTGAAGGAGGGCGGGCGTTTGGCTTTAAATTTCAATAACGACCGACTAAGGGCGGAAATTACGGCGACAATAACCAGCGAATCCGTTTTTGTAACTACGACAATCGACAACAGCGGAAGGTGGAACAGAATTGTTTCACAAGCAGGAACAAGCGGAGGCGATACAGGTAGCTATATACCAATGATTCAACAAGACAATTTGGGTGTTCTTGGCGGTTTTGATGGTAGTTTCCGCGCAGGAGTTGCGTTTAATTACAGCACACAGTTATTGTTCAGCGCAATAAATACAGGTACGTCGTTAACAAATTACGTGAGCGGAACAGCGGGAACTGCTTCCGTTTATTCACTGAGTGAAACAATTGGAACTCTTGGAATAGGAGACGCTCCAAATGGAGGAAACTCAAATGAAACTTTGGTCGGCAATATGCAGGAAGTCGTAGTATACCATTCCGACAAATCAGGAACAGACCAAACGAGCATCGAAGAAAACATAGGCGACTACTTCACCCAAAACACGCCACTGCTCGACACGTACACGGGAGCAGCAGCCGCGTATTCACTGCGACGGCTTTCGAGTTCCTACGTTGGTTCAGCGGTAGAGGTTTACAACGGGAGCAGTTACGCTGACATCGGCTTTGATGTATTCGGTGGGTTAAATACGGTTGCACTGGCAGCGCACTGTGGGTACAATTCGGGTTATGTATCGAAGTGGTATTCACAGACAGGAAGCAACGACGCGACGCAAACGAACACCGCGCGAATGCCGAAGATTTACGACGGGACGACGGGCGTGGTTACGGAGAACGGGAAGCCTGCGGTGGAGTTTGATGGCACATCCAGCACAATGTCGGCACCCGCAAGCCTGACGAATGCGGTCACTATTTTTGTGGTTTACCGACGGGACACTACAATTGGTAATTACATTCTTGACGGTAGAAATTCGACGCGATTGGCGGTGGGGGGTGTAACCTCAGGAAGCGAATTTCAAGTGTATGTTTCCAGCGGTTTAGGTGGACTGAATGACATTTTGAGCCAACAAAATTTGGGGTATGTTTTAGCTAATGCAACAAACAGCGCAGTTGCTTTAAATGGGGGTACGGCAATAACAGGAAGTAGCGGTAATGCGGTGAATACTTCAGAAATTTGGATTGGGTCAAGATTAGGCGGTAGTGGGTTTATGCAAGGCAAACAACAAGAGGTGATTTACTTTGACGCCGACCAATCCAGCAACCGCACGAACATCGAAGACAACATAAACACCTTCTATTCAATCTACTGATGAACGGATATATCATAGTACTACCAACGCCCACGCAGACAAGCGAAGCACGGGCAAAGCAAATTACCCGCGAGCTGTACAACATCTCTCGACCCGTTCTCATACAAGCAGAGTGGGAAGTCGATTCAGCCGTCTTCGGTATCGTGGTGCACCCTGACGGAGTACAGAACGCTTTGCAAGTGAATACCGAGTATCTTATCAACGTTCACCCAGCGGCAACGCTGGAACGCCTCGTTGCTTGCTTCCCTGAGCTTTCGAATGATGAGCGTTATTCCCTTAGCAGTTACGTGCAAGTGAATCAGAAGTTCCCGTTTGGGCATATCGTACCGAGCGATACAACGATACGCACGCAGGAATATATGGAGGATAACGGATGGTTTCCTGATCAACCTGAAATTGATTAACTTGCAGCCATGAAGGTCACAATTCAAAAGGCGTGCAAGCTACGCGGTAACAACTGGAAGAAAGGCGCGACGCCGTCAGTTACTTCTGACTTTGCCGCAGAACTCAAAGCAAAGGGATACCTCGACGCCCCAAAGAAAAAAACGGACTCAGATAATAACGATTTAATAGAAGAATAAAATGGCCATTTTTAACGGTACAGAACTAGGCGTTTATATGGATAGCACGCTGATCGCAGCGGCAACCGATTGCAGCCTTTCCCTTAACGTCGAAACTATCGACATCACCACAAAGGACAGCGCGGGATTTCGTGAGTTGCTCGGTGGAGTACGCAGCGGATCAATCAGCGTCAGCGGTTTAATTGATTACACTGATTCAGATTCAAATAAAGACGTAACAGATTTGTGGACTGCATGGGAGGCACGCACAGCTGTTACCGTCAAGTTCTCAAAAGCTACTGAAGTAACTGGCGACCTATCATTTAGCGCGTCGGCTATCATTACCAGCCTTGAGCAGTCAGGTGGCACAGAAGACACAGCAACGTATTCAGCTACGTTCGAACTGACCGGTGCAATTACTGACACGGTCGCCACATGATCGAAGTAAATGGCACAGAGTACCCAGTGCGGTACAGCATGAAGGCGCTGAAGAAATTTGAGCGTAAAACAAAAGTCAATGTGTTCAGCCTATCCGATCCGTCGAAGTTAAGTGCAGACGCCTGCGCCTACCTTTGCTTCGTCGGCGTTGAATGTGGATGCAGCTTTGAAGGTCAGGACTTCGATATGGATTTGATGACGTTCGAAGATCACATAACGCTGGAACACGTCACCCAATGCTTTGACGCACTCGGCGAATATAGCAGCGAAAAAAAAGCATAGACGGCACAGACAAGCCGATAGGCTGGCCGGATATAATACGGATGGGGATGGGCATACTGCGCCTGTCCCCTTCTGCGTTTTGGTCAATGACATTCGGCGAGGTAAGCCTGGCACTTGACGCCAACCGAGAGAGCGAAGAGATACGTGAGCGGATGGAGTGGGAGCGCACGCGGTGGCTTGGTTCTATGATCATGCAGCCCCACCTAAAAAAAGGGCGTAAATTGCAGCCAAAGGACCTAATGCAATTTCCATGGGAGAAACCAAAGGCCAAGGCCGGTAAGCTTAACAAGGAAGAACTAAGGCAGCGAATACTAGAAAGAGACCAATGGCAAAGCTGAACGATTTAATAGTAACCATCGGAGCGCAAACGCGGCAGTTTGATAGGGCGCTTGGCTCATCTATGAACAAGATGAAGCGCTTTGGTAAGAACACCAAGAAGCTCGGCAAATCCATGACCATGGGGCTAACCGCACCGATCGCGGCGCTAGGCTTTACAGCGGTAAAAGCATTTGATCAGCAGGCCAAAGCGATTGCCCAGGTTGAGGCAGGTTTGAAATCCACTGGTGCAACCGTTGGATTTACTTCCAAGCAGTTGCAGCAGATGGCTAGCGACCTGCAAACCAAAACCATATTCGGAGATGAGGAAATACTAAAGGATGCAACTTCGCAGCTGCTGACGTTCACCAACATTGCGGGCGATCAGTTCTCCCGTACGCAAAAGGTAGCGCTCGACTTAGCTACGCGATTAGATGGCGATCTAAAAAGCGCTTCCATTCAGTTGGGTAAAGCGTTGAATGATCCAATTGCAAACCTGAGCGCGTTAAGCCGGTCGGGTATTCAGTTCAGCGAAGACCAAAAGCAAGTAATTAAAAGCCTGACCGAATCCGGTAGGCTTGCCGAGGCTCAAACCGTTATACTTGACGAGCTG